ATGTATTTACAGTTAATGGTATATTATATTGCATGGAAACAAATTCAACATATGATAAGAATAGAAATGTTAAAGTATTTAGATATGATACTCAAACAAAATATAAAATACATTGGATATTTACAAAGGATTTTACATTTCAATGTGTTGGTACCCCAGTAAATTTTGGAATAAAAGAATGAGGAAAATAAAATGGTAATGGAACAAATAGTATTAGTAGCAGAGATAGTAGTTATTGTGTATGCCGCATGTGTAGCAATTGCAAAATTAACACCGACACAAAAAGATAATAAAGCTCTTGAAAAAGTAAGAAAAATATTTCAATTTATAGAAGACGTAATACCTAATTTAAAGGTAACAAAGAAAGGTATTAAACGCAAGTAAAATGAATTATGCAGAAAACGTAAGGAATAAAATAGATATTGAAAATCAACTAAGATATGAAGAAGATAGTATGTCTCTTAATCGCATCAAAATAAATGCAGACCGAGTACGTATTATGTTAATGTCAGATGAACACATGGGTTCACGTGAATATAACGAAAAACTTCACATGGAAACTCTTGAACGTGCATACGACACAGGTATGTATATATTGCATTTAGGAGATGGTATTGAAGCGGCAACTAGAAATTCAGTTGGTTCAGGTGTATATTCGCAAGAACAAATAATAGATAAACAAATGCAAAATTTTATTGCTAAATATCAACCATTTGTAGATGATAATAGATTTATAGGAGCGCATGTTGGAAACCATGAAATGAGAGCTATGAATGATGACGGTATTAATTTAATGCGTCAGATGTGTAGACAGATGGGCACTAGATATTTAGGATTAGGTAAGGTACATCATTTAAGAATAGGTAAGCAAACGTACACCGCATATACAACACACGGAGCAAGTGGAGCTACAAAGACACATACCAAAATAGCAGCATGTCTTAATTTAGAAAAAGTTGTAGATGTTGAAATCTATGCAATGGGGCATTTACATCAATTAACTCACCATGTAAGAAACTTTTATGGTATTAATAAGAGCAAAAAACAAGTTCAAGTGCAAAAGAAACATTTTGTATTAACTGGTAGTTATTTAAATTATCCAGGAAGTTATGCTCAAATGAAATGTATGGAACCAGCAAGACTTGGAAGTCCTGTTATTCAACTAAGTGGAGTTGAACATAAAATAAGTGTAGCATTAGAGTAATATTATATAATTTATTACAAGTATTTAAATATATTGTTACATAAAATATATTTATACGTATATAAACTCATGAGGAAATAAAATGACATCAAAACATAATCTTAAGCTAAATTACAATGTTAATATTTCAGAAAATTGGAAAATTGTAGAAAAAGCTGATGGTAAAAAACAATTCTTAATAAATGGAACAGCAATTAATGCAACTACAACATCAAATGGACATAAATTCACAACAGAAGAATTAAAACCTTCTGCAAAATCATTGTCAAATAGACCTTTATTAAAAGACCATATTAATTCTGTAGACAGTATTGTTGGTAAAACAATTAAAGCATCATTCGATGAAACTTTAAATTGCGTCGTATTTGAAGCATTTGTTTCAGATTCAGAAATGCAAAATAAAATAATAAATGGATTAATTGATAGTGTATCTGTTGGTGCAGAAGTTGAAGAAGCTGTTTATAATGAACAAGAAGAAGTGTATGAACTAAAAGGAATTACGTTTAGAGAATTAAGTTTAGTAGCAGTTCCTGCAGATGAACATGCTAATTTTGCTATGGCAATTATGTGTGCTATGGATTTAAATTCAAATAAATCTATAAAATTACAAACAGACACAAAAATTGAAAAAATTGAAAAAGTAGAAAAGAATATTATAGAAAAATCTACAGAAGAAAATGTAGAAGATAATAAAGCTAACAATATTATTGTTAATAAAAAAATGTCGGAGGACAAAATGGAAAAAGAAGAATTTGAAAAATCAATTCAGGAAAAAGATAGCGCAATTTCAGAGTTAAACACTAAACTTGCAACACAAGAAAAAATGTTACAAGAAATTGAAGAATCAAAATTAACTGAATTAAAAGAAAGTTATACAACAATAGCGAAAGAAAAAGGGGTAGAACCTATTGATGTTTCTGAAGCAACAAAAGATTTAATGAGTGCATTAATTTCACAAATTAAAGCTATTGAAAAAGTAACAGAAGTTAAAAAAGAAACAACAAAAGGAATAGTTAAAAGCAAAAACGTTTCACAAGAAAACGGTGATAATTATTTTATAACACGAGAAGACACAGTCAACGGAGTAGCGATTTTTAAATCACCAATTTCAGAAGACAGCAACAGTGTATTCTTTAGAGGATAAGAGGTAATAAAAAATGACATATAACCCAGTAGGATATGACGGTGGAGACCCAGGAATAATTACATCCACATGTATAGCAACACTTTCAGGTGGTGCAGCAGTAACAGTAAGTGGAGCTACAAATGTTGTAACATCTGCAGGAATTGAAAGTTTTGACCCAGTTAGTGACATGGTAGCATTAACAGCAGGAGCATCCAATTTTATCGGATTTGTTACACAAACAGCAGCAAGTGGAAACCCAGTTTCAATTGCAACAAAAGGAGCATTTATTGTGGCAGCAGGTTCTGTAGTTACAGTTGGAGCAGATGTAGAATATATTGCAGCATCAGAATCATTTAAAGCAGGAGCAACTGCAGGAAATGTTGTTGGTAAAGCATATACAGGAGCAGCATCAGGCGGAAGTTTTGTATTAAAATTACAATAGAGGAAAATAATAAAATGAAAACAATAAATGAAGTGTTAAACACTGGAATAGGAACAGAAGGACAATTACTAATTCCAAGAAAAATGCATGACCAAATTATAGGTGAAGTTGAAAAGAGATTAATCCCTCGTTCAGAAGCGGCACTATATATAGGACCAAGTGGAATTCCAGGGTCTAGTTATGATGTTGATTTTGAGGATGAAGATTCATTGAATATTAGAATGGTTGGTGAAGGTAGTGAATTTATTATAGCAAATTCAGAATATACTAGCACAAATTATAAACCATTAAAATATGGAATCGCGATTAGAATTACTCGTGAAATGATGGAAGATAGTAAATGGGATTTACTTGCAAGAAACATTAAAACAACAGGAAAACGAATATCTGAAAATGAAAATAGATTAGTAATTACAGCTTTAGATGGTGCAGCAAATACAATTGCAGGTGGAGCAACAGTCACATTAGGAAATATGACTCGTGGTATGCAATATATTGAAGATGCAGACATGGAAGCTACAACAATAATTGTTGGTAATGAAGTTATGACAGATATTAGAAACATAGATACGTTTGTTGAAGTTAATAAATCTGGAAGTAATGAGATGTTAACACGTGGAACAAAAGGAATTTTACTTGGTATGAAAGTAGTAAGAGTTTCAACAAATGCAGGTATGACAACAACAAGTGCTTATATTATAGATAATGAAGAAGCTTATATTATTATTGAAAAACGTCCAGTTTCAATCGAAGGATTTAAACTAGAAATATTCGATATGGAAGGAGCAGTAGTTTCGCAAAGGATAACAGCAGGACTTTTAAAATCCGCAGCAGTTTGTAAAATTACATCTTCATAAATGAGGTAATGAAAAATGGTTAATGCATTAAATGATGGATTGAATAAACCAGACCAAGTTGTAATAAATGACAATTCCAGCATTGTGAATACAGCAGATTTATCTGCACTTATTCAAGGTGGAAATGTTGAACCAACAGCAGCAGCAGAAAAAATAGTTACATTTGACCCAGCGTTTGCAAGTGTTCCAACTGTTACAGTAACAGTTGCAGAAAGTGGAACAGGGAATTGTGCAGTTACTTCTGCGAGTGCAGGTAGTTTTGGATTTATTGGAACATCTGGAATTTCATATAATTGGATAGCTTTGCAATAAGCTATATTTTTTTATTTTTTTTTATATTTATTTATAGGTGATAAAAATGACTTGGAATGTAGGTTCGGTAATAGAAGAAGTTGGAAAACGTGTCAGTAATATTCCTACTTCTTTATCTGGTACTAACATGACAGGAATTGTTGAGGAGGCAATTCAAACCATATATACATATACAGGGGAAAATCCTGGAACTACAGGAATTGATATAAAATATAATAAAACTATATTTTGTTTAACTGCTGCAGATATCACACAAGCAAAACAAGATGATACAGATATTAATGGCACAGATAACGGTTATAAAATTGGCGACTTTACATTTAGAGGAGACAATACTAATAGTGGAGATGGCAGTGTTTTAGCATTACAATATGATAAATATATTAAATGTGCAGAAAAACAATTAAAATTATTGGGGTTTAAAATTCAATTTGGAAAATCAAATGGTTAAAATGGAAAAAACAAAAATAAAATATATTGGGAGTTTCATGCCAAAAGGTATTTATGAAGTACCAAAGAAACAAGCACAAGGTCTTTTAGAAACTGGAGACTATGAATTACCAGGAAAAAAGATTGAAACAATTAAAAATAAAACATTCATAAAAGGATAATGGTTAATGGGCTTAAAATCATGAATGATTTTAATAATATTATTAAGCGTGATGGTATGCAAATATCCGTTACTCAAATATATACAGTTCATGATAATGATGATTATGATGATGCAATCACAAGTTCAGGAACAGCAGTAACAACGTGGACAAGTGGGTTGGTTCAACCAGTTACATTTAGAGGTGGTGGTAATGTATCACAAGAAAATACATTATTGCAACAAGGTTTAATAAAATTATCAGATAAAACAATTTATTTACAATCTGGAACATCATTAAACGAATTAACAGATACAAAAATAGAAATAGGAATTGGTTCACCAAATAGGGATAAATTTTCATTGTTACCACAAGGTGTAAATATTCCTGTTGAAAAAGATGGGTATTTTATTTATCAAAAAGCATTTGTACGAAGATTAACAACTGGAAGTTATTTAGATGGCTAAAAATTTATCAATAAGTGTTGATGTAGGTTTAGCATTAATGTTTTTAAAATCAACAGAAAAAAATGTTGAAATTGGTGTAGATAAAGCATTTTCAGAAATTGCAATGTTTATGGAAGGAGAAGTAAAACAAAGTTTGTCAGGAAATCGTGCAGAACCAAAACGTGTTGATACAGGACATTTAAGACAAAGCGTAAAAGGAACAACACCAAAAAGATTTTCAGCAAAAATAGAATCAAATTTACCATATGCAGCACCTATTGAATATGGAACAACAAAAATAAAACCAGGAAGACATTTTAGAAATACTTTAACTAGAAATAAATCAAAAGTTATTTCATATATAAATGATGAAATAAAAAAACAAACATAATGTTATATAAAGCGATATGTAACTTTATCCAAGCGAGGAGACAATGGTATTAGACGTAGATGATTATATTAGTGATTCAGTGTTATTTGTGCGTTCTTTATTAAGAACAAACATAACAGACCCACTTGTATTGACACGCCCATCTGATGAAAAATTTATATTAACCGCATATCCTTCTCGAACAGTTACATATCCAATAATTACAATTCTTGATAGTGGCGAAAATCAAGCTGAATTAAGTGGGCAACGTTCTCAAACATCATTCAATAATATGCAAATTGAAATTAGAGCATGGGCAAGAAACGAAAAAGAAAAAGCACAATTAGCAACACAAATATTTAATGCATTAAGAACAAATCAAACTACTACAACTACGGGTTCAATTGATTTTGGATTATACGACTTTACATTTATGAGTCGAGTTCCTGTGGATGAAGCTGGAAGTAAAGGAATAAAAAGTAATGTTTTAACTTTTAGTTATAACATGGAATTAAATTAATGGAGGATTTTAAGAAAAATGGGAGATAAATACGTTGGTGACCAAAACCAAACAATTTTTAAATATGAGAGCGGTACGTTTGCAAATGTAAGCGGTGCAGCACAATGGATGGGACAAGTACAGTCATGTGAAGTTGATACAGAATTAAACAAAGAAGCTACAAGATTTCAAGGTAGTGCGACAAGAAATTTAGGCGCAAATGAAACTACTATACGTGATTATACAGTTTCAGTTACAAAGAATCCACAAGATTGGAAAAGTTTATATTTTGCATTAGGTGATGTTAGTACATCTGGAGCAGGTCCATATACACACACTATTTCAGAATTAAATAACGATGATTCAAATGGAGTTGTTACAGGGAATTTATTACCATCAGTAACAATTGAAAATGCAAAATCTATTGGAAAAACGGGAAGTAATTATATAAAAACAGTTAATGGATGTGCATTAAATGAACTTAATATTTCATCTGATGGTACAAGTCTTATTACTATGGATGAAACATGGTTAGGTGCAAGTTTAACACCATCAAGTGGAACACCTTCAGCAGTAACAGCACAAACAACAAAAACATGGAAAGCATGTGGATTTATTTTAGAAATACCAAGTGGAACACAATTAAATGAATTAAAAGGTTGGTCATTATCAGTAAGCAATAACATGACACCAGACCACTATTCAAATGGCAGTTGCCATGCAACAAGTTTTACTGCAGGGGATAGAGATTACACATTTGACCCAGTAATAGATTCAAATACACAATGGAGTAGACAATTATACGAGCAATATTTCGCAGGTGGAAGTCCATTTAATTGTATATTAAGAAGTGTGCAATCTACGGGCAGTCAAGAAATAGAAATTACAATGAGTGGTTGTGATTTGATTGATATGAGCGAACCAACTGAAACATCAGGAAAAGTAGAAGACACTTTAACGATTGTGCCTAAAAGTATACATCCAAAAATAATAGATTTTATTGAAAAATATAAACTACTTTAATTATTTTTTTATTTTTTATTTTTTATTTTTTATCAAGCGAGATAAAAAATATATATAACCAAGCGAGGTAACAATAATATGGGAGAATTTTTAGCAAAAGAGAGTATAATTTATAGAGGAGACAATGCAGAACTTATGGCGGTTCCTGTCGATTTAGAAACTATACCAAAAAATGAAGATGGCACATTTAAGAAAATTAAAGTAATGCCGATGACAAAAGGACAAATGAACATATTGTTTAGTGGTGTTAAAAATGAAGATACCACAAAAGAACAAGATACCGAAATAATTACAACATACTGTATCAACCCTAAATTAACGAAAGAAGATTTAATAAATACACCACAAATGTATATACAGGCAATAGTATTTGCTATATTGGGTTTAAGTACAGGTATTCCACAAAATAGTATCCAAAGTAAAACGAGGGATAAAATATTAGAAAAAATTGATGAAAATGCAGAAAAAAACTAACTGAGGAGAAAGGGATTGAAACAAATCTTGATTCTTTTCTCCATAGTAAAGGGTATACATATTTTAATATACCAAATTTAACATACGCAGAAATAAATAACATAGTTATTAATGAACAACAAAAAAAGAAAACAGCTGATAAAAATGCAAGACGTGAAAAAGCATTGAAAAACAAAAGAGGAAAATAAAAAATGGTAAGTGTAGGAGGATTAATGTCAGGAGCAATGGGTGGTGCAGCAGTCACTATTAGTATTAATGCCGTTGATAAATTCAGTAAAACATTTACTAAAGCAACTTCTGGGCTTGGAATATTAGGAAAAGCTGGTGGTATTGCTCTTGGTGCAATTGCTATTGCTGCAACTGCTGTAACTGCTGCCACAGTTGGAATTGGTATTGCATCAGTAAAATCTTTTAAAAGTATTGAAACAGGTTACGCAAAAGTTAATACTTTATTAGATGAAGGTGTTGTAGCACAAGATGAATATGCGGATACTGTTAAACGTTTATCGGATGAATTTGGTCTCCAAGGTGGACAACTTGGTGTATTAGATGGTTTATATCAAACAATTTCAGCAGGAATTACAGATACTGCCGATGCAACATTATTTTTAGAAAAAGCTACTGTTTCTGCAGTTGGAGGTTCTGCTGAATTAAGTACAGTTATTAATGCAGGAACAAAAACAATGGCAGCATTTGGAATTGAAGTTGAAGATTCTGAAAAAGTATTTGACATTTTTGCTGCAACTGTAAAAGCAGGACAAACCACAATGGGTGAATTAGCAAATGCATTTCCACAAGTTGCAGGTTTAGCAGGAGAAATGGGTATGTCTCTTGAAGAAACTACTGGAATGTTTGCAGGATTAACAAAAGTTTTATCGGATTCAAATTTAACTGCAACGGGTATGAAAGCAATTTTAACACAATTATTAAAACCACAAGAAGAATTACAAGCAGGGTTAAAAACTTTAGGATTTGAAAGTGGTAAAGCAGCAATTGAACAATTGGGTTTAATGGGAACATTAGAAGCATTGAAAGGTTCTGTGGATGGAGATACAACTGCACTTGGTCAAATGTTCGGAAACGTTAGAGCAATTACTTCCGTATTACCAGCAGTCGGAAAAGCATCTGATGATATTACAGAAAGTATAAATATGACTACAAATGCAGTGGGATTATCTAATAAGCAATATGAAGATATGGCGAATACTACAGAACACCAAATGGGAAGAGTAAAAAATTCCATGAATTCTGCTTTCAATACGATTGGTACTATACTAGGTCCAATGGTTGCAAGTGCAAGTGAAAAATTTGCAGATTTTTTAGGTGGATTAGATACAGAAAAAATAGCTGAATTTGTTACCGCAGTTACAGAATTTTTAATACCAATATTTGAAAATGTAAAAGGCTTGATTATAGACTCATTGCCATATTTAAAAGAATTTTTTATAACAGTTTTAGAAAATGGTCAAAAACAATGGGAAAATATGAAACCTATCATTGAAGTATTTACAAAAGCATTTATGAAATTTTATGATATTGTATATCCAAAAGTAAAAGAGTTTTTTATTACTACTATGGAAAAAGGGTTGGAATTATGGGAAATTATTAGTGAATTTATAGCTGACAATGAACCAACAATCACAAAAGCTATTGAAAATATTGGGCATGTGATTGGAACTGTTTTTGATGTTCTTGGATGGGTTTCAGAAATACTTATAGATATAGTTAAGTGGTTGGATAAAGTTCATGTTTTTGATGTAATAATGTTTGGATTAATGTTAGTCACAGAAGGAATTGTCGCTATTATTGATTGGATAAAAGTAGGATGGAATGTTATAAAATGGATTTGGGATAAAATTACAAATGTATTATCTATTATAGGAAGTGAGTTTAAACTTTTAGGGTATAGTATTGAAGGAGTTTGGGAAATAATAAAATTAGGAGCAAAAACTGCGGCAAATTTTGTCATAACTATTTTTGAAGGTGCAATTAATAATGTTATTGACAGTTTTAATGCCTTTATACGTGGGGCAAT